GTCAAGCGGCCGTGTCCACCATACTGCGGACCCGCGTCGATGAAATCGTCACTCCGGAACATTGCCTCTGTTTCCCGGAATGCGGCGAACAGCTCGGCCGACACTTCCGTATCCGCCCCGTCGTTCTCGATCAGTTGCGGGAAGCTCTCGACAGAATAGTGCATGCGGTATTTTTGCGCATAACGGAGCGCCTTCTTACGCAGCGCCCCGAGCACATAGAAAAGCAACGGGCGCTCTCCGGCCTGTTCATGGGCGAGCAGGTCGAGTTGGAACGTCTCCGGACGACGGCACAGCGATTCCAGCACATCGGACAGCACGTCGTCCGCATCCGGGAGAATACCCAGGAAGAGGCACCAGCGCCGGGAGCTGCGCCGCCAGTCGTCGTAATAGCGGCTGATGTAGGGAACCAGGGCGGGAATCATATCAGCAGGCGGTTTGGCGGCTCGCACTCTGCGAATAGATCGCCATGCTCACCAGTTCGTCGATCGTTTTCGAATCCTTCTGCTTATTGAGGAAGGTGTTGTAGAGGTTGCGCAGCCGCTCGGCCGGAATCTTGTTGAAGTTCTCGTAGCGCGTGGCGCGGCAGGCGATGGCCTTGATCCGCGCGATGCTCTCCTCCTTACCCTGCATTCGCAGCCATCCGCCGATGGCGGCGATGGCCTGCTTGCGCAGGCGGTCCATCTTCAGCGCGTCCTTGTCCAGGCGTCCCTCGAGTGCCCGGCAGAGCGTCAGCAGGTCGTCGTTGCCGATGTCCGCCGAACTCTCCACGCCGTAGCCCTCGATGATCGCGGCCTTCTCCTCGGCAGACAGGTGCAGCCTGCCGCAAAGGGTGTGGAACTGCCGCAGCAGCCACTTTTTCTGTTTGTCCATGATATTCTGTGCCATATTATGCCGTTATTTTTCAAGTTTTTCCATTCTTTTTATCATCGTCAATTCAGTAAGAAACGATTCTTTATCCCGACGAGCTGCCGCTGTCAGCGAACCGTGGTAACGGAATTTTGCGAAACAGAGCGGACATTCGAATACCATCATATAGCCCATCGGGGTACTGCACCATCCGACCAATCGGGCAGGCGGCAGAGGTTTGCCCCAATTCGGACCTAACCCCCAATAATATCCGCTGCCTGAGCGGCCGCAAGGGCAGGTGAAATCCGCTTGATACGGTATCGTCTCGTACTGCGGAAATTCCTTTAATTCACTATTATTCATAATTATTCAATACTTGCCGAATATTCCGCGGCGCCCTCTTCCCAAATCGTGAAGTCCTCGCCGCCTTCGCCCCTTGTCCGGTCCTCGTAGCGCGTCGTCGTGAAGACCTTGTATCCCTCGACGCGCATCTTGATGTCCGAGAGCTTGCGTATCTTCTCCGCGAGCGCTGGCCACGGGTTGCCCCGGTCGTCCTCGTGCGCCAGGAAGATGAACAGCTTGTCCGGGTAGTCGTTCATCAGCTTCTGGTAGTCCGCCAGCCGCATCCCGACCAGGCAGATCACCGAGTCGATGACGACCACGTTCGGACTCTTGCGCTTCGACAGCCTGTCCCGCAGCTCCGGGAGGGGCTCCTTGTCCAGGAAGATCACTTTCGAACCCGCCTCCTCCATGTCCACGCGCTTCCAGGCTTTCTGCATCGACAGCGACAGCCCCTGTTCGAGCGAGTCGAAAGCCACCTTGTCGACGAAGCGTGTCAGGTATTTGGCCAACTGCAGCGCGAACGTCGTCTTGCCGCTGCCCGACTTGCCGAAGATCAGCCACGACCCCTTCAGTTCGGGACACCCGAGCGACGCCTTGAAAGGCCCGTCGAACGGCGCCGGATTGAATTTCGCATCCGCAACGTTTTTATTGCTTATGGCTCGGGGCATACTCTCTGACCTGCGCGTTTATTCCATGTTGCGTGGACAGCATCGAGGCGGTCCGGGCGGCTTCCGCACGATCCGGGAAAATCCGGGCGTCTTTGATCCGGTTCGTCCACTCCGCCTGCACCGTCCCGTTGGCATACGTCCGCGGACACCCTTTGACCAGATACCACAGGCGATTCGTATCGACTACAACGACCCACATATTCGAACACCGTTTAATCATTGTTTGAAAGCTGTTTTTTCTCTGCGTGAACACGCCGCTTGACCCGGCGCAGGTCGCACTCGCTGTCGTCGATGATCTCCTCGATCGTCGCCCGGTCCGTAATTCCGTTCGCCACGCAGACCGCCGCGATGTCCTCGCCGTTCACCACTGGCATCGGGATGAACTTCCGGCCCACGCGCGAATAGATTTCCTTGTAACCCTTGCGGTTGGCCTTCACCCCGCGCGTGATGCGCTTCTTGAGGTAGTCCGTGGCGCAGATGATGATCCCGCAATGATCCTCCAGCTTGTTGTAGAGCGAAATGAAGAAGTAGAGCACCTGGTCGCTCAGCTTGTCGGCCTCGTCCAGTATGATGATCGGCGTGGCCTTGCGCTTGAGCGTCAGGATCGCCTCCGACATCATCTCGGCGACCGTGCTCCCCGTGGCCTCGACGCCCATCGCCTGCAGCAGCTCCGTGAGGAACTGCTTGCGGTTCCAGTACTCCGAACACGACAGCGCGAACACGTCGCGGTGGTGACGGGCGTAGTATTCGATCGCCTGCGACTTCCCGCACCCGGCATCGCCCGTCACGGCCAGCACCAGCGCATTCTCCTGGGCATCGGCGAGCAGCTCGTACATCCGGTTGTAGCCCTCGGTCCGGACGATGACCCATTGCCGGGCGTCGTAGCCGATTTGCGCGGCGACGTTGCGCCACATTTCCTCGGTGATGAGCTCCCAGTTGCCGTTGAGCATCTGCGAGAGCGTCGCAGGGCTTACGCCCTTGAGCGTCGCGGCCGCCTTGTTCTGACTGCCCTTGTTCTCGCAGTACTCTTTCAGACGGGCGGCGATGGCTTGTTTTTCGGTAGTTTTCATATCAGTAGAGATTAAATATCGACTCTTTTTTTCCGGCCGAAGGCGTCGGAACGACCTCTTCGGCCGTTTTGATTTCCAGGGCGCTTATGTCTCCGAGAGCCAGGCGCCGGGCGTTCCGCTGGTCTTTGTGCTGACCGCGGGAATCGCACAGAAGCGTCCGGGCCAGCGTGTTGTCCAGTTGCGGATTGTGGGTGAACAACCGTTCGGTACATTCGCCCGCTGCGGCGATCTGCCCCTTGATATAACCTTCGAGCTGTTCGTTGTGCTGTTGTATCCGGGCAAGCTGGACGGCATCCCCCTCGGTACGCTCCGCCAGCGCCATAGGCTGCACGTATTTGCTTTCGAGCAGGAACCGCAGCGTCCCGTCGTCATTGACGGCGAGCACATGGTCGAGGTTGTCCGGATCGTATTTCACGTTCCAGCGCACGTGTGCGTATTGACGGAACCGCGGATCGAAGCAGTCGTAGGAACAGCGGGCGCCGAGCAGCTTCACGTTCAGACCCGAACCCTCGAGGGCGTTCTTGTAGCCCGTTTCTGCTCCGAAATTCAGAAGGTACTGCTCCAGCGGAAGCTCCAGACGCCGTTCGGCAGGAACCGCGGCCCACAATTTCAGATACTCCTCGCGCTTGGCGGCACGTTCCGAGGCGATGATCTGCTCGATCTGCGCACGGCAGCCGGCCTCGTCGGGAAACTCCTTGCGACGCAGATTCAGCGCGTCGATGTTCGGCTGGCGATCCTTGTCCGAGGTGATGCCGAACCCCGACCAGTTCCGGCAATATTGGCAATAGGTTTCGTTCAGATATTTGAAATACCGCTCGACAGGCTTCGATTTCGCATTGCCGACTTTTGCGGGCGTAACCTTGTCGCCGACGACCTGGTAGAACGGAAGCATCGTTTTCAACGCATAGCGGTCGCTCTGCACCTGGTTCGAGCGGTAGCGCCGACCGAATAGCTCGGCCGTATGGTTCACGGCGTTTTTCAGCGCCTCTTTGATCAGGGAGGGTTCCTCCTGCCGGCCGATGGCATAACCGATCGGATAATTCACGCACGGATCGAGAACGACGACGATCGAGAGGCGGTTCGAATAGGTGGTCGTGTTATACCCTCGTTTGTCGGTCCCGGTCTTCTGAAAGTACAGCTCCACATCCCAGCCGTCGAGGCTCCACATGTAAAGCGGAAGAGATGGCCGACGGCGTTTCACCTGCATCGAAAGGTGATTGCGGAACTCGGAAGCCCCCAGGCGTCCCGCCGCGGTCTCCAGGCCCCAGCGCTTCGCCCAGGTCTCGATGATGGCCGTGCGGCCGATCGTTCCCCAGTTCATCCGCTCGGCAACGGCATTGTACATGTTGGCGATCTGCTGAAAGTTCAGGTTTTGAGAATCCGCCATCAGCGTTTTTAACAGCGACTGCTGCTCCTCCGTGCGGACCACAGCGGCATTCCGCGTCCCGAATTTTCCCGTGACGAGCACCTCGTAATTGGGTTTGCCGCCCCGGAAAAACTGGTTGAACTTCTCCTGCAGACGCCGCGGGTTCTCCGGCAGCGAATGGGGGTATTTGTCACCGATGCGCCGCAGCGCCTTCGCGGCGTTCGCCCAAAAGGCCGCCTTCTTGATGCGGGAGTGGCCCTGGCGGAGGCGCTGCGAGTCGGCCTTGGCGATTCGCTGGCGGAACGCCTCCAAAATTGCGGCGTTGTTCGAATACTCTTGCTGCTTGGAGAAGCTCAGACCACGGGCCCCCTCGACCTTATACTCGGCATAGAAGTTCATGGCGAACCCGTCCGGTTCGATAAGGTCGAGGAACTCCCGGCTCGCAGCCTGTTCCTGAAGGTCCGGGTGCGTCTTGTAGAGCGCGTTCTTGACCTGAGAGGGGAAACTGTCCACTAAAAACAGCGCCTTACGACCGTTGCCGCCGACCTGTACCTGTTTGATGCTGCCACGTTGCACTTGTTTCTGCAAGGCATCGTAACTGATGATACCTTCCAAGTCGGCGTAACCCGCACAGAGCATATTGTCGTATAATTCCATTCTTCAACCTTTTTATTCTTGCTCCTGTGGTCGGATTCGAACCGACAACTTTCGATACTTGACCAAGCCCGGCCATTTCTCGACGCTCTGTCCATTTGAGCTACGCGGGAGATTATTCCATTATTCCGAATATCGGGGCCAAAAACCATCTTTCAACGTAATGTTTTTTCGATCGAGGTGTTTGGCAATCCCCATAATGTCGTGAGCGAAATTGAAATCATCGGCATTCAGTAAATCAGCCAGGCGGAGCCGACAGATGTGATTGTGCGTAGCTACTATATCCAAGACTCTCGATAAAGAATCTTCATCTGGCCATATTCGGCGAATACGCAGTTCAATTTTAAGAACAAGGGTGTGTTCTTCTTGCGTGAGGTTAAAATCCGGGTTCATAGATGTATGGGTTCAATATTATTTTCTGGTCTTAAAAACCTCCATGACCGCGAAGCTGCTACCCGCGAAGTTCGCCGTGATAACAAGCAGCGGCCATTGCTCTTGCTGCTCCACGTAACCGCAGATAACCATCAGCGACAGACACCACCACAACCCGACCAGCTTGCACCTCACGGGCAGGGCAATGAACTCACGGCCCAGCAGCCGGATCATCCAGTATTTCAAAAAGCGCTTCATGTCCGTCGTGTTATTCTGCCGCCGAGGTCAGGTTCTCGATCACGTCGCCCGCGGCCGTCATCGCCTCGTCGAGGTATTCGATCACCGTCTGGGCACGGTCGCCCTTCTCGCCGTCTTGGAAGGCCTCCGGCATGTTGTTGTAGTACTCCTCCTCTTCGGTGCGGAGCTCTTCGATCTCCAGCTTGAGACCTTCCGTTTTCTCGATAAGCTCTTGGAGGCTCTTTCTGCGCGTGTTGTTCATGGCCGGAGGATTTACAGCAGTTGCGAGAGCACCTCGTCCATCTTGGCCGGAGAATAGGCGTCCTCCCATTGGTTCTTGTTGGCCAAAGCGCGGGCCTGCAGCACACGCATCACGTCGTTGTCCCGATGGAAACCGTTCAGCACGCTCCGGACATGGCTGTCCGAGCAGCGCACCTTCTTCGAAACCTTGTAGATGTCCTCCTCGGTGATGTACTTGCTGAGCGCCTTGAGGTAGGAGCGTTCGATGGCGTTGCGCTCCTTGCGCGAGAGCTGGGCTGTCGGCGAGATGTAGTAGCCGTACTTGCGGATCGACGGCAGAACCTCCGACGTCACCCACTTCTTGAACGCCTTCGCCTCCGGCTTGCGGCTCTGCATAATCAGAGAATACATCCCGGACTCGCTGATAAAGGTTGCTTCCTGTGCTCTACCGATGGGGTCTGTAATACTGACCCCATGCCGTTCGTCTTCATCCAGACGACCGAGGGCGACCTTGTGATTGGCGATTCCCAAAACCTGGCAAATATCCTTGCCCATAAACCACGGCTCGCCCTTGATTACCACATTGCGAACCGTCCCGAAATCCGGGTGCTGGAAAATACTTAACTCTTTCATAATTACGATTATTTGTTATAGGTGTTATTCTTGACTACTCCGCCCCGGTCGATGGCCAGCTTGCGGATTTTGCGCGCCAGCGGCGTGTCCTTCTTTCCCGACAGGGCTTCGCAAACCATTTTCGGGGTACAGCCCAGCAGTTTGGCGATCTTGCGGCCTTCGCCGTATTCTACGAGTACTCTTGCCATAGATTCAATTATTTCGTATATTTGTCAGCACGGTTAATTTGTTTTCCGTGTTGCAAATATATAGACTATTGTTTAATCATCCAAGAAATAAGTAAACTTTTTTCTATTTGCCATGAAAGCTATAAATCGCGTATTTGAGTACATAAATGCAAAGGGGTTAAAACCCACACGATTAGAAAAAGAGATAGGGCTTTCCAATGGATATTTAAGGACTCAAGAAAAAAGAGATGCTGATTTAGGAGAAGGAATACTCCTAAAAATATTAGACAATTGTTTAGACATAAACCCTCTTTGGTTACTGACAGGTAAAGGCGACATGTTAAACACGCCGCCTCAACCTGCCCCTGCACACGAGGAGACTCCAATAGCCTATAAATCGAAGGAAGGCATCCCCCTGATACCGATTGATGCGATGGCCGGGGCGCTGACGGAGAACAGTCAGGCCGTGATGGAGTACGAATGCGAACACTACGTGATCCCGATGTTCAAGGGAGCCGAGTTCCTGATTCCCGTAAAGGGCGATTCGATGCAGCCGAAGTATTACAGCGGCGATATTGTAGCCTGTAAACGCTTGCCGCTTAATACATTCTTCCAATGGAACCGAACCTATGTAATAGATAGCGAGCAGGGGGTACTTATTAAGCGGGTAAAGAAAGGAGAGGATGACAACCATATTATATTGGTATCCGACAACCCGGAATACGACCCGTTCACCCTCGAAAAATCCGGGATATATTCGCTTGCGCTCGTGATCGGAGTTGTACGAGCAGAATAGAGGCGAAAACAAGCCGGAAAAGAGCCAAAAAGCGTGCGGAAATTTATTTTGCACGCTTTTTTGTGCCGATATGGGTAATTCGCCCTTGATTATAAGCCAAATGCAGCCGTGAAGCGACGCCCGAAACCCCTCAAATAGTGGTATTATAGGGGGTCTTACTGCCTCGAAACCCCGCAATTTAACATGCGATTATGGGATTATAGGGGTCGTAAAGCCTCGATTTTGTCCACCCAACTGTCCGCCCAACTGTCCGTGCAACTCGAAAAAGGCCGTTTTTTCGTCAAATTCAGATGTACAATTTTTGCGAATGGGGGATTATCAAGGGCCAAAATCCGAATACCTCATGCGGTGCGAAGACAAGAAGACGGGATTTGCCCGGTTTCGGCCGATTTCGTGGCCTCACGCCCTTGTAGCGGGGGGGGGTAAACATGAAAAAGGGCACGCAGTACAACTACGCGCCCAGTAAAATCCCATCAGAATCCAAGTATCGCCGCGAGCTGCGGCTCCAAAATACAAGCTCAATACAAGTAAATCCAAGTAAATGTACAACTGAAATCGAGCGCCAAAATTTGACGCAATCCTCTAACTTGCTG